GCAATCTATTGTATCCGCTTTTCCAAAATGGCACATAGATATCTTTGTAAAAGGTCACAGTGATATCTTTGGAGTCTGATTCTGGAACAACTTCAATCCAGACGTCTAGATCATGTTGATTGTGATGACAGTCGCAGGCCACACGGTAAGCACGAGCATCTGCCCAGCTTCCGGTTTCCATGATGTTTTTCGCAGGTTGAGAAGTGTGATTCATGTGCTAATTCTAGCATGAATATTGTTCCTGGTCAAACGTGATTTTACCGGAAAAAGATCATGGCCATGAACAGACTTTGTAGCATGAATCCAACTGAAATCACAACTGCTATCAGTTGATTACGTACCACAAGAGCCTGACAAAACAAGGCTATCAATCCAGCCCAGACCAACACCACCATGTCAAGCATGGGCATTCTATCAGTCCATGCCATCATCACACTTAGGAGACTTGGAATGGTTGTAGCATGCAGCAGTACCACTGCCAGCAACTGCAAAGCAGTAGCACTGATATGTGGAGTGTGCTCGCGTATCCAAGCAATAATCGGAGTAAAGTCCAGTTTTAGATTGCGCAGTTGGTCAAGAAAGTTCATCATGTGTTCTTAGGATTGTAGAAGATATGCCGGCCAATTTTTATCACTGGTTTCATGGGCCATCGTGGGTTGACATAGTCTGCATGGTAGTACATGGCATTTTTCAAACTAGGCAACCTAAATCCTTCAAGTAGGACTTTTTTGGCTGCTTCGCGACTTTCATCCCACATAGCACGATTGATTGGGCGAGTCTTTTCACTGCCGTCACAAAGCCAACTGAATTGACAAACCACGCCACTATGAAACACAGTTTTCTGTGCTATCACTTGACATACATCATTTGGAAATTGTCCACTGGCCGCTCGGTTCATAACCACCTGAGCCACAGCAAGTTTTCCTTCCGCTGGTTCAAACGCAGCTTCATAATAGATGTTTTTGGTCATGCAATTCAGCTTACGGTCAATGTCCGAAACCGAACTCACGTGATGATTGGTACTGACTTGCATATCTCTATGCTTTAGGTTCACTGCCCACTTGACAATGGTGAAACTCAAAAACAAAGTCAATGTGAACAGTATTATTCTCAATATTGTTGCCATATCATATTCTCCCTTTTGGGATGCCGACAAATCCTTACTAGTTTGCGTATTCAGGTCCATAGACATCCTTGAAAGTTTTTTCATGGTAGTTTTATATATGGTTTGACAGTAGTATGATATACGTAGATAAAACTAAAAGTAGTATATTACTGCAAATTGATTTATTTGTCAAACATGCACACCGGAATTGGTGTCATTTTATGCAGATTTCGGCGCCGTATGACGCGATATTTGAGCAATTTTTCCAAATCTTCTGGGGTGACCGATTCAAGAATTTTTTTGTTAGACCATGTGTCAATTTCCATCATGCGCTCAAGATCCCTATAACTCATGCCAAGTTGATCCTCATCTGTGCGCTGATCGTCCCAGAGTCCGTCTGTGGGCGCGGCATCTATAATTTCTAGTAAGACACCTAGTTCGCTGCCCATTTTCCAAACTTCAGTTTTCAAGCAGTTGCCAATGGGACTGATATCCACGCCGCCATCGCCATATTTGGTAAAGAATCCCAGACCAAAGTCTTCTACAAGATTGCCAGTACCAACCACAATACCGTTTTCACTTTGAGCCACTTGATACAAACACATCATGCGCAGTCTTGAGCGACTGTTGGCAAATGCTAGATCGCTGCGATGGTCTACGAAAAGTTTATTGAACTCATCAAACACCGTGGTAAGATCAAAAGTACGGTCTTGCACGTTGGAGAAATTTTCTACTAACCACTCACAATGTGCTCGGCTTAGATTATGTGTATGTTCACTCTGATGAATTGGCATACTAAGCACTATAGTTGGTATTCCAGTATGAGCGCAAAGAGTACTGACCACTGCACTGTCAATACCGCCACTCACGCCCACCACAAGTTTTTGAATCTTATGATCATACGCATAGTTCTTGATCCACTTGACTATGTGCTTGATACGTTTTTTTGCTTTCATTTTTTCAATCGGTTAAATGTTTCTAGTTTGTCTTCGATGCGTTTTTTCGCACGGCGATATTTGTCGCCCAAGTCTCTCAGCTCTTTCCAGTCCTGTTCCAGTTTATCATCATGATCCAATAGACCCAATTGAATCTCTATTCTTTCTAGAGTCTTCATTACACTTTTACCATTGATCTCTAGATCATCAGCTTGTATTTTAACAGTGCCATTATATGGATTAGAGTAAGTCCAGCCCGTGGTCGTACCGTTCTGCATTGGCATGGTATTGGGAGATATATACACACCACCGCTACCTCCACCACCACCTCCACCGCCTGCATACGTGCCGCCACTGCCGCCTGTGATGGTGTAGACATTAGGACTTATTGAGCCTAAAGAATTCAAAGAACTAAGATCAATCGTGCTGATTTGAGCAGTGGTCAGCGATTGAATACTTAAACTGTCCAGCGCAGAAAAGTCTAAACGATCAGACTGAAACAAACTTGGAGGAATATCTTCCTTGGTTTCGGTATTATCTGACATTGGATAGTTTTCCAATGCAGATTTCAGTTGTTGGTATTTTTCTTCTGTAGAATCCATGTGCCATCCTTGTTATCAATCCACTCGATCACATCTCCCACTTGCCACCCCAGCATATCGCAAATTTCATTGCCAAGATCAATCACAAGTTCTCCTGAGCCTTCAGAATCTTCTTGAATAGTTCGTGTGAATCGAGCAGGTGTTTCTTGTGTCATTCTTTAGACCCCAATAGCTGTAACAATGAAACAAAAATATTAATAAAGTTTATGTACAAGCTAAGTGCTCCAAACCATTGTAGTCTACTCACTGAGTCATGATCGGCTAGATAAAACTCATCTCTAATGCGATTCATGTCATAAGCGGTTAAGCCCAGAAATATCACAATGGTCAATAGGTTAATAATTAGTTGGAAGGTTCCACTGGCAAAAAATATATTCAGCAAGCTGGCCACCACCAGGCCTATAACGCCTGCTATAAGCCAGGGACCAAATCCTGAAAGATCTCGTTTGGTAAAATATCCCCAACCAGCTAGTGTTAGAAAACTCACAGTGGTACATACCAAGGCCTGAACTATGCTGGCACTGGTGTATACCTTGAACAGCAGACTCAAGCTCAGACCCATGGCCGATGCAAAAGCAAAGAACCAAAATTTAATTTGTTCTTGATCCATGCTTTCACCTTTCCATGCAAGATAAAGGCTCATGAGCAGGGGCAAAAACACAATCACATAGCCCAGTACACCTGAAAACAGCACAGGCACAAGACCAAGTGCAGTGACAATCATGGCCACTAACATGGTGGCCACTATGCCACCGGCCATGCGTGACAACACACCCGCCACAGCGGTGTTTAGACTTTCAGCAGATTGAATAAATGTGTTTGTTATCATGTTCTTCCTTGATTAAATTTCCCAAACATAAGGACCAGATTTTGGCACAGCAAAATTAAGATAGGTTTCGATCTTTTCTAGATCGGCCATGGTCTTAAGGCTGACCAGTTCGTTGGCAAAGTGCAGTTCAACACCAAGATCCAGAGCCAGATGCAACAGTTCAAGACGTCTTTCTACATTATCGGTCATGCAATACATGCTGCACAACACAATACCGTCGGGACGTTCTTTGATGTACCATTCAAGTCCAGGTTGCCAATCCATGTGTTCGTTTTCAAACTCATAACTGGTATAGGCAATTTTGTTTTTTTGACAATAGGGTTCGATTACCGCACGTTGCATGGGTAGAGGAATGTGTTTGCTGAATGTGCTGTTCCAACCTGCATAGGTAATGAATCTAGCACCGGTGTAGTCATGTGTTTGTGTGACTTCATAGTCACCAGGCAAGCGCATGAAGCCGCCAGGTAATCTGCGACCCCACTCTTCGCCTTCGATCAGGATACGCATGTCCATGCTCACTCGGGTATAGCCTTCCAGATTGTTCTTGTTACCATGCAAGTGTTCCTGGAAAAACAAATGACTTTGTCCCGGACTCAGTGTCACAGGCCAGGCATGCTTTAGGCATTCATCTTCAAAACGATCCAAGCTCCACTTTTCAGCTAGCACACGTTTGGTGATGTCTCTACTGATATCCAGGTCCAGCATCCACATGGTATTGGTTCCATGTGCCTTGGTAAACGGTGTCCATATGGTTCTGCAGCCTCGACCGTTGCCAACAAATATGCCCTGATGGAAGGCCAATCTACGACCCACACTTTCTTGATTGGGTATGACCACACGTAAAGTGCCTTGCCGTTGTATCATGTAACGTCGGTTGCCAATGCGACTGGGCACACATTGGGCAGCGAATTCATCAAATCTTTCCATAAAATCTCTACGGCTACAGGCATTTTGCACATGATTGCTCACACGCAAAATGTCTGTGGGCGACAGCACTTCATGAATGGTTTCTAGTTCTTTCACTTGTGGGGCGATTTCTTGAATCACACCCAGTGCCCATGCTGGCCAATCGTAAACCGAAAGGTCATAGTTATAGGTTTTGTTGTCCCAGTGTATCTGAGTTTCAGTAAGATTGGCCATGGATGTTTCCTTACTTGGCCAAAGCCTCTTTCTCAGCTGTGATTTCTTTCCTACGTTCTTTAATGGCCTTGGTGAGTTCTTGCAAGGCTTTGCGAGCACGAGCAGCACTGGCTTTTACACCTTTTTGAGTGAACTTTTCGTTTTCGCTGATGTAAGTTTCAAAAGCTCGTTTGATAATTTCGTGTTGTGATTCCATGTGATTCTCCTTTGTATTGTGAATTATATAAGCCTTGACCATGAGATGTCAAGATTATTGGGAGGTACAATCAGTGGTAAATGTGCCGCCGATTCCACACATCCCAAATGATTATTTCGTCCCACCCATTGGTCCAGGTGGTACAAAATCTATCATAAGTGTGCGTGTCAAAAATACGCAGTCTATTGCCGTCAACTGAAAACACATTGTGTGTGGATGAACGTGCCCACTCGCGTAACTTTTTCTCAGCTGCTGCGTCGCGATAGATGATCAGGTACAAAGCTTCGTTGGTACTGTAGGTCAATGCAGTTGTTTGGATGATGTAGGTAGATCGTTCAAGGCCTGTAGATCCTCAATACTATCACTGAGTTCAAAAATAGTATCGTCCCATTTTTCAGCTGATTGGCTTGGTACTCCAAACAGTCGCATTAGAGCGCCTGCGGAAACTTCCTTAATACCGTTGTCGTGTAGCACCATTAACACTTGATGCATCACAATGCGTAGTCTCTCTTCTAAGACTTCTTCAATCATAATCGTATTTATTTAAGGTCTTCTGATCAAAAGCCAGTTTGCAGTGTGCCAGGGTGTTTGTTCATTTAGATATCTAGCCCAAGGCTCATGATCAAATTGCGTCATGTCCTGTACAACAAGTCCATGATCCATGGCATAAGATACCATGGGATAGCCTAGCAGTCTATCATGACTGGTGATCAAAACACCACCTGGTGCTAGACACTGCACCGCCCATTTGGCCGCATGCCAACGAGCTGCTCTGCCTGGCTCGGTAAAGGTTCTACCAATGTCATTTTCAATATAGGTGGCTGGAATTCTTGTGCTGAGATTTTCAGCATCAATACACCAAACATTAGGTAGACCAGTACGATTCACCAAGTCAATGCCCATCACTTGATCTTGTCCCCAAAAACGGTTCATGGCAGCAAGTGTGTATCCATGTCCCACGCCCAGTTGAATTTTCAGTCCATCAGCTGGTACCAGCCGTTGTGCTAGATTTTCAAAAAAGACAAAACTCTTGTATGCTTGAGGAGGATCGTGATCTTGGTATGTGTCTACGTATCTCTGTTCTTCGGGATCACGTAACATAAAAATACTTATACCAAGAAATTGTGGTCAAAATAAAAGGCCCTTGCGGGCCTTGTACAACATGGAAAACCTTAAGCCATGTCTTTGGTTTTTACACCAGCTGTGGACTTGGCCTTGCTGCCGGTCTTGAGCGTGACACTCACTTCGCTCTTGCGGCTGTCGCGGCTCTTTTCTGCAATCTTGTTCGCTACCACGTAGCCAGCATCACCTTCAGTAATGCCCAGAGTCTGCAGATGTTGCAGCGCCTCCAGCTTGGTCATAGGACGGGGCAGTTCCACCAAGTTCACATTGGCGCATCCAGCCTTGTTTAGAATCTTGATACGTGCTACCAGATCGTTAGCAAAACGTGCCTTGACAGTACCATCAGGATTGGTTGCAGTACCAGCTACAGTAAAGAGTTTCTCGGTTGCCATAATGTTGCCTTTCTATTAAGCCATAAAGAGTAGTTAAAAGTGCATGCCAATTTCTTAGCATGTTCATATTATAGCAAAAAGGGATATATTGGTCAACCACTTTTTGCTGTTTGACTCACAGAATTTTGCCAATTCTGTGTGCCAAATTCCCCAGATCATTGTGCCAGTTCTTGGCTTTGATTTTTGATTTGGTCCACACCCCGATCAAAAATCCGTGCCACACCGGTAAAACCCACTGATGCAACCACAATGCCCAACACAAATCCAACTATCAAATTTCGCATGATTTCTCCCGTTACCAACTAGAGTTGTAAAAAACCTTAAGACCCATGAACAGTTCTGCGCGAGCTTCTCGGATAAACTTTAGGTCTGCGTCTTTGTAGTATTCATCACTGTCTTCACCAAAGAAGAATCCTCGAGTTTTGGGAAGTTCACCTTCTTTCACTGCCTGTTCAAGTTGATCCAGGTCCTCCCAAGTGAGTTCAACTTCAACACCGTTAAATGAAGGGTCATCTTCCGGATTATGACAGCCTTTGTCTATCCAAAGCTGCTCCATCCATCCTTGTAAATTTGGATGCTTGCGCCAGTAAGCAATTTCTCTAGGCTTGACCACTGGAGTAGAGTTGGTTTCATAATCACTGCTCTCGTAATAGTCATTCATCTCACCTGCTCGTGAAGCCACATAGGCATATTGGTCCAGTCCCATTACACTATCTTCCTTTCTTGCTTGTCTGCACGATCACTGTAAAATTTGGTACCTACTCGGCGTATGGTGTCGGCCATGTGTTGAGGATGGTCATCAAAAGCCTGTATGATATCCTCGCGACTCATGGTTTTGTCTGCCTCAAAAATGTAAATTTCGTAATTTCTTTGAGGGTTGTATCTTGCTCGCAATGCCCAATGATTTAGATTTGGCAATTGAGGTAGACTTTTGGTGTCTTGGTCTTTCAAGGTGGCCCATGTACGTTTACGTCCGATCTCGCTGACATTGACCACACTCTCGAGACCATAACAGTCCCACATGATTGCAAAAGTATTAGTGTTCATGATTGGTAAAAATTGATAAACCTAATTTGGGTAACGTGCCGTTTGACGCGGCATGCAATTGTGTTCTAGGAAACACTATGGCATCTCCTGGGTACCACTGAGCATAGCAATCAAACTCCAATCCTTCTAGGTCATACATGTTCAAATGTGTCAAGTATCTATTATAGGCATCTTGATTAAATGGTCGACCAGAATAGTTCTCAACTGAACTGTAATCAGTGACCACGGCGTTGCGCGGATCACCATTGGCCTGATAGCCCACTGTCTGTGACTCTAATGATTTAGAAAATTTACTGCACCGCCCAAGCCAATGATTTTTGAAAAACACAGTGCCCACTTCACCTTGCGTGATCAAGGGAAAAATCACGCCTTGTGCAAGTTTTTGATGTTCTACTCCTAGACCGCTGTCCACGTGTACGTTAAATCTACTGGTAAGATTATGGAAAAAATGCACCATTTCAACTTCAAACGGATCTTGGTGCACCTGTCTCACACAATCTTCAATCCATTGTCTTGGCCAATCATCAGCTGACCAACGAGGTGATTTGCTCACACAATCTGTCCTTGCATCCACATAGTGATCTTGTGCAAAAAACCAATCACGCAGGCATGACACCGCATCATCTGACAATATGTTTTTGTAAATGATCACCGGCTGGTGTACCATTATTCAATGCCAAAATGTTGTTTGATTTCTTTAACTGTGAGATTGGCAGGATACTTTGTTTCAAGATCCAGCATCATGCTACAGCATTCGCTCACAATTAACTTGGTAAAAGCGTATCGGTCTAGAATACTCACACCTAGAATGTCATGTGAGCTTTGCGCAACCAATTGATCTATTAGTGGTTTATTCATGATCACTTCATTAATTTAGAAACTATGGCCATGGCCTCAAGACTGTGTGTCTGAGATCGTAAAATGTCAAGTTCCTGTTGTCTTTGACTTTCAGGCAAGTGCATTAATAATCTTACTATCATGGTATGGTACCAACCAGATTCATATGCATAGCCATGAGTGAGTTGACAGGCTCCATGAAATTTATCTATTACTGATTCAACTTCTGCTTCAGTCTCTTGCCAGGATTTTTGGGTCGTGTTCATTATTTACTTTCACACATTGAAAATTCCACAGGCCGTGATTGTTGATTTTTTGAACTCTAAGACGTTCTAGTTCACAATCCTGTGCGGTCATATGATATGCACGAATTTCACCATTAGGTAATTTCATTGCCGAGCCCGATGCGGTGACCCAAGCTATCATAACGTACACAATACCATTCATAGATTTACCACATCGCCTCGTTGAGAAAGGTCTTGCTCAAACATGGCTGAGTTCAGCTGACATTCTAGCACATTGGCTCTAGGATTGTAGTCACGTGCTAAAATGTCCGCTAGTTTTTGCAGGCTCACGTTACTGAGCATGGCTATTTCGCTTGCCAGGATTTCCAAACGATCCATTAGTTATACCCCACTTCGTAGTCTGCAGGTTCCAAAAGATCTGCTTCCAACACTGCGTCATGATAGTTGGTAGCGCCCAGCAAAATCACCTGTCCTTCTGCATAGCAGGCCATGTAAGCATCACTCACAGGATCGTGGTCAACACTGACTAAAAAATTACCCATATGCTTTTTCCTCCGAGGTCATAAGATCAAAAACCGCTTGAACTTCTTGTGTGCTGATTTGAAACTCGCCTGCAATATAATCCACAGTCTCTAGTTCAAAACCGTATGGATCACCTAGTTGTTCTGCCATTTCCATGATGCCTGTTGCTAGATTTTTTATCTTGCCCATGATCACTCCCAAGATTTTTTGTCACCAACACGTTCGTTGTAGTCGTAGCCTGCCATGTATTCTGCACGTTCCGCATCGGAGAGGTCTTCGATCTTTACACCTGTTCCTGTACCTTCGGGCCACCAATGCGGGCTGCGTGGACGACCGTAATAGCTGTCTGCACTGCCACGATCCCACAGACCACCATGTCGTGTGCGATCAAACTGCACACTATCTTTTAGAATATTAAACACCAATTCTTGTTCGGTTTGCATAATTATACTCCACACGCTTTAAAAAACTTTTGTTCGTCAAACTTGGGATTGGCCACTTTACAAGCAGACGCCACTGCTACTGCGGCATTAAGTTTGCAATGGCTATCCAGCATAGTTGAAATGTAATGTGCAAGTAATTCAAAGTGTTTTTTGCTCATTTGTTACGCTCCTTGTTATTCACTATGCCACTATTATACAAAAATGGAATTTTTTGGTCAAGCAAAATAATCCCAACCTTGCCCGCCCAGTCGTTTGATAATTTCGTCTTTTTCCATAGCATCTTTGCAACTTTTACTCATGCCCAGACTGCCCACAACTTTCATGCAATTAATGCAACGATAAGCGAAATTGCTACTATGTGGGTCATAGTAGGCAGTACCGCCACAGGGCAGACTCATAGGATCATAAACCTCGCGGCCTTGCAATTTCATATCAAGTCCTTACTAGATCAAAAATGCTGTTTTGCAAATCTGCAACTTCGTCTGCGGGCACGTAGAAGTCGGTACGTGGATCCCAATATTCGCCTGCGCGAGTATCATAGTACAGCACACGACCATTGGGATAGTGAAATGGACCTTCTAGATCCTTGCGTGGACCAAACTCTTGATTGTGCTTGAAAACACGATAACTCATGATTAGGCCTCCTGTGTGCGATTACGATGTTTGGGCTGACGCTGATACTGTGATCTGTCCCTATGACGAGCAGCTCGATTGTGATCGTTTTTCACAACCCAATTGCGCGGTTTTGGAAGAGTGTTTTTACTGTTCATAACCTTATTATACAGGTCATGTGTTTTTTGGTCAAACGCTATTTCTGTTGCGATTTTGTTAACAGATTTCTATCCATCAACCACACGCCAGCCCAGACGCAGCAGGTCCTCGCGCACTTCATCTGTGACAAAGCCCTCACCTACAAATCCGGTGAGATCTTTCTGGCCCATGCCTGAACAGTACCAATCAATGTAGTCTTCATTGTCACGCAGATGTGCCACAATACCACCTGCATATCGCCAGGTACATGACCAAGTCTGCTCGCGTAGGATAGGCCACACTGCATTGCGTTGAAATTCATTATTGCACAAGGCAGCATAGAAATGTTGAGCATACTGTTCGTTGGTTTCTATTTTTTTAGATAACCAATCACAATCGTAAATGTCTTGCTCTAGATCTGGATAGTGTTCCATGTTCAAAGTGGCTTTGTGGGCCGGGTGAGACTCGAACTCACTGTCCCCCGATTATGAGTCGGACGCTTATACCAATTAAGCTTCCGGCCCACAAAGCCACCTAACTCCACGTGAGTGCAAAAAGCAGTGCAATTTTTTCATCTTTAAAATACACCGACCAATTACTGATTATATAGTCTAGTTTAACACGTTTGTCATATCGGTGCAACCATGTATGAACATCGTCTAGGGTGTAGGGTTCGATGTTTATGCGCATTGGTACACAATGTACGAATCCTTGTTCGGCCAGTCGCACTGAATAAGGGCGACTCAGTGGATTACTATGATCACGCACCTAACGCCACCGTAGAGCAAATTCCACTGCGGTGCGTTCACGTTCAAACTCCCAAATCACCACAAACTCATGATCCCATGCATCAGGCTCTACATCTTCAGGATGCCTATCGCGCCAACCACAACGGCTAACCTTACAAGTGTGTTTTTCTTTAAGCCAGTCCCACATGCGACAATAGTGTGCGTAGTCTTTGACTTCGGTTATGACACGATGACGCCATCTGCGTTGGTCAATTCTACGTTGTTTGCTGTTCATATAAATTTGAGCTCAATATTTTTATGACCACTTGAGTGAGAAAGCAACAGTATCTGCTTGTGTTTTAAAATACCATGTGGTTTGATAATCTTCAAGCAACCATGACAAAGGATCTATTCCTATTTTATACCAGCGTACACCAAATTCACCAAAGTTTTCAAGACACCATGTTTCAGCATCTTGCCAATCTTTATTGCTGATAACCACTTGGTATATCCACTTTGGACCTGGAGAACTCATGTCCACCTTAACAAAAAACATGTGAGATCTTGTTGGCGCCGGAAATGAATTCTACCCTTGATTCTCTGCCAGGTTATGTTTTCATTGTGTTCGCCAAACACCTGTCGACACCAGGTTAATCTAGCGTACATTTCGGGAATTTTTGGAGTATGGTATCTCATGTCCACCTTAGTGCAAACAGTGTAGCATCTTCCAAATTTCTAAACAACCAGCTGGAATTACCAAACGCAATGTCCAATGCCCATCGTTCGTTTTTAGCAGAACTGTGGATGTACCCTCCATCTCCAAATTGGTCAGTGCACCAGCCTACCATGTCTTGAACTTGATGATATCGATCTTTTGTAAAATGCACTTGATATGGATGAGTATTATCCACGGACATATCATGACCATTTCAGTGTGAATGCACTGGCATCAGATGCCAGTTCAAACCTAAAAGCACCTTCACTGTCGTATGACCAAAAACCTTTGCAATTGGCCTTACACCAATACACACATGGCGTCCAACCCGCGTATGGAGTACGGTCAGGAGGTGGCACACAGACCACAGTGGAAAACAAACTTGTTGTCATGAGCCCCACCTTAACAAAAATGCAGTTACCTGAGATTCATTATCAAACCGCCATTGGTCAAAACTCATGCGGGTACCACAATGATTTTCTACACACCATTGTTGCACATGCACGAGATCCTGTTCTCTCAAACCAGTGGGTGTGACAGCACCGTGTTCATACAGGCAAGACACCTGGAACCAATGTCCAGATGTTCTAGCCACAGGAGACCAAATGAGTTTCAACTGTGCATCTCACTCAAACTTGATCGATTGATAGTGAAGCGATACAGTGCTTCGCATTCACGAATGAACGCTCCAGTCACATCCATGCTCACAAAGTTGTCGCCTTGCATGCCTTGTTCACTGTAGTGAATGGCTTTTACAGCAGCATCGCTAAATCCCAAGGTCTTCATGCACTCTCGGAAACTGTGCATCCAAGCTGGATCTGTATAAATTAGACCGTCGTTGTCAACGTTCCACTCCACAGGATCAAAGTAAGCACGGAGTTCACCAAAATCGCCCTCGTCATCAAGATATGCAACACGCACACGATTGATAGTCACAAACTTTTCAGTGGCACTCCAATACCCTCGACCATTGGTCTTGGTGCGAAAGTTTACAGATTGATCAAAACTCATTATACAGTCTCCTGATAGTTTTTTACTGCGGCATCAAACTGTTCCAATGCCTCGTAGTATTCAGTTTCGTAAAACTTTAGATTCTTTCGGTAGATACCTGTACCAATTTCCAGTTCGTATGTGTATTCACCAGTACGCCAAAGGATCACACGCTCGTCACGACCGTTGCGGCCATCTGTAATAAATTGAATACTCATTATACTTCCTCCCAATTCCAACCTTTGAAATAAGCCCGCATTGTGAGCAAGGCTGCGATAAAAACCATAGCACTTAGCATGGTCATTACGCTGCCTCCCGAGCTTCCATCATTTCAGAAAGAATAAACTTGGCAATGTTAATGTTTTTGCGAGCCTGATCCATTGCCTGTGCGTTTCCAAAAGTCATTAACTCTTGTGCATCACTCAACACACCCATGGCAACCATTTCTAGACCGGACAGTCGGGCAGTGATTGACTGCATGTACTGTTCACGGATTGCTTGCTCGGACATACCAAAGCAGTTCTTTTCGAATTCAGTCATTGTGTGCTCCTTGTTAGTTACTATACCAATATTATATGATTTTGGTGTTTTTTGGTCAAACACTATTTGGTCTTAGCAATTCTGTAAGTGATGCCCTGATCTGTTGTGATTTTTTTAACACCTTGTTTCTCGTAGTCTGCTTCTAGCAGGGCAAGATTTTTGGAATCCCGCACACGAGGTTTGTCAATCTTGATTGAGATGAATTTTTCCCTGGGATTGATATAGATGTTTTTGGCATGATAGCACAGCTCTAATGCCAGCTTCATGCGTTCTGCGCGGATTTTTTGAGCTTGTGTGTAGTGACTCCACATGGCCAAAGCTCGCATGCGGGCATTTTGAGCAGCGGCCCAGGCAAACGGTCCTGCACTAGGGGTATCCAATTCTCGTGTTTGCATTTTTGCATCTCCTGTTTGTTACAATACCACTATTGTACGAGAATTGGATATTTTAGGTCAATGGTTGCTGAATCAGCAACTACCAATAGCCAGGCCAGGCTGCTATTTTGTTAAGACTTGTGAAATTGTTAACCATTTTTTTTGCTGCTGCACTAATTTCAACTCGGTGTCGGCAGTGTTCTGCCATGGCAGTGATGTCTTCAAGTTCAGTGCGTTCACCAACCGTGTGAATATTTGCCACTGTCATTGGACGTCCTCGTTGAGCTGCAAAACCTAGATCCCACATGCGCTGTATCACAACTTTGCGATCTTTGATTTTACCACCCGATTCCACATCATAAACACCTTGCAATGCAGGCACAGTGAAACAGCGTTTCCACATAGAAAGAGTTACTAACTCTCCCTGGTTGCTAGCTTCTCGTCGAGGCCTACTGACATTGAGATTTTTGTAGTTGTTAAAGCTAGAGAATGATTTCACCCATGATTCTGTCACTAAGTTATCCATCACAGGCACTGAATGGTATTCGCCTAACAGTTGTATCTTGATATCCGTGAATACCAAGATTGACTGATGGTGCTTTCTACCAAGTTCTAACAAGAATTGCAAATTGTATTCGCTGTCTTGTTCTGCCTGTTGCTCAAGGGTAAACACGGTCATTCGGTCCGTGTCTCGTGTGGTGCCATCCATCCAATGATATCTGTTGCGTTTATCATCTGTTAAACGCATTTTGGCAGTGTTTACTGCATAGATACTTTCGTATTTGATCATGATCAGTGATGCGCTTTTTGAGGAAGATTGATCACAGTGAGTTTGTTTGAATCTTTGTGTCTTTTGGGTGTGTCTTTACCAAACTCTTTAGCCACATAGAATTCACAAAGACGATGTCTACACAGAGTGGGTATGTCTTCGAACCCAGGCTCCAGTATAAATTGATAAGGACTGCGCCCCCAACTGGAATATTTCAAAAAGTTAAAATAGGCTCTACGGTGTTCTTTATTGGTTGCATCAAAAACTGCGCCAGGTCTACAATTAAGTAGCAGTGTATTCATGAATTATCACCTATAGAAATAAAAAAGTTATACAGCAATAGTTTAAGCGAGTCTAGATAAAAAGTCAAACATCTTGGCCCCATTTAATTCGCAGCCAGACTCGTTCATGGGCATAGTGTAACACTGTTAATACAATATTGGCCATGATAGCTCCGCTCCAGCCGGCCCATATGGCCGTGATTAAAGTGGCTATGATTCTCCAACAAACTGCTCTTGCTATGGTTCTCTTGTGTGATTCGATCAATCGTGTGCTCCATAAAAAAGCCCCTTTCGGGGCTGAAATCAACTGTTGAGTACTCGAGCCACAGACGTTATGGTTGCTGCTATTCGTCCGATATCTCTTAGTTGTTCCACAGTGTAGCCTTCCTTCTTGAGTGTTTCGTAGTGTGCCTTAACGCAGAAGTGACATTTACCAACTATACTAGCTGCTAGACTATATGCTTCAAATCTAGCCTTGGTAGTGCCACCATGACTAGCAATAGCGTTCATGCGTAACTGTGCTGGTAACCCGGTGAGATTTGGATCATCAGCCATTTCAACATAAGGATACCATACGTTGTTCTGCGCCATGATCGCAGCAGCGGTCAGCGCCGCATCTCGCTCGGTGGCATCTTCAATACTAGATTGGATAAAGCTGACAAGTTTGCCATTGCCTGTGGCCATAGCCGCAGCCAGTGCCAAACAGTTTGCTTCAGCCGGATCCAGGGTACTGCGGTTAATAACCGCGTCAAGATTAAGCTTGGTGTCTTTTGCATAGTCTGGTAAGCCTTGTTTAATTGTATCAACCCAACTCATTTGGTTTCTCCTAAACTCAAGATCCAATTTGTCAATGTCAAGATTTCCGCATCGGTTAACGTGGGATGAGCAGGCATTTTTCCTTTGCCGTTTCTTATCACAGTTTTGATGTGTTCGGCATTATCGCGATGTTTTTCTGCCACTCGAACTAGTGCAGGCGGATAGCTGATACCAATGTGTTCAACGCTATGGCAGCCTAGACAGGCCTTTTGCTTGGCCAGTGACTCTGCGTCGTTGGCCAAGGATGTGCCACTGTAAATCATGAGCAACACCAGGCTCAGCTGTAGCACAAACCAACTCATAGTGTTTCGCCACCAACTGTACGATTGCAAGCACAAAGTTCACCTGTTTGCAATGCATCTAACACACGCAGTGTTTCTTCTGGCGAGCGACCAACATCAAGGTTGTTCACAGTCACGTGCTGGATAACGTTGTCTGGATCAACAATGAATGTGGCGCGAAGTGCGGCACCTGCTGGACTGTGGAACACTCCAAGTTCTTGTGCAAGACTGTGCATACCACGCTGTGTGTCAGCGAATTGAATATGCTTGATCTTACTCAAATCTTCGTGAGACTTTTGCCATGCCAGTTTGCAGAATTCGTTGTCTGTTGATCCTGTGAGCAACACCGCATCGCGATCCGCAAAGTCTTGGAACAATTTGTCATAGGCCACGATTTCTGTAGGGCAAACAAATGTAAAATCTTTTGGATAAAACACAATCACTTTCCATTTGCCTTCAAAAGATTTTTCAGTGATATCAAAAAATTGGTCAGACCCTGGATTAACACCAGTGACTGTAAAGCTGCCTAGCTTTTCATAAACTGTTTTCATACATTTCTCCTTGATTGAAATTTATATTGCAGTGCATTATAAACTGTATATATCATAGACACAAGCTATTTTTCATAAATTCGCCATTTTATTTTTCTATAGCTGTAATTGGTATTATCAATGTCTATTTCACAAATCTTTCAAAGTGATCATACAGAGTCCAAGAGCTTTGGTCTATTGGTTGGTTATCGTGCGTGATGATATTGATGTTTAGACTTTGATATCTACGCCAAAAGTTAAATGGACATGGAGTTCGATCACCTAATCCTGCTTTTTCCAAGATGTCGTCCTGTGCCTCACGCAACAGGCAAGTGGGAGGATTCATGGCCAATTCAATACTGATCTTGTCTTGAATCAACATGTTGATTAGATAGCGAACTGGAATCACATGTTCAAATATCAATCCAGTTTTTTCATGTGGTTTAATAGTGGCATCTCGATAGTGGGCACCGGGCTTGCCTAAACGTTCTTTGATTGCGTAATCGTGATAGCGACGCAGAGCCTTTTCCATTTGATCTCTCAGCAAACGTGCAGTTTGATCAAGACGATCCATTTGGCGATATTGCTCTAGTGCCCAAGTGACTACTGAACGTGCCCAACGCTCAGTAGCCACATAGGTTTCGCCGCTACGTTGGACTCGCCCATAGCTGCTGGGCTGGAATCCTTCGGTGCATTCACGTAGCTGCTCTTGGTTCATTAGAAAAGATCCTGTTGGTTAGGGTAGAACGACGTCTGGATATTCAACTGCGGCATGCGCATGGATTGACCATTAGCATCCAGCCAGCTGTTTCTCAGTTGGTGCCAGAAGAACGTGCCGCCTTGTATCCAGTCCTTGTTCAAGCGCATGCCAGGCCGCATGTTTGCTTGCATGTTGGCATAGTAATTCACATGCCAGTTCATGTATGCCTGTCCAACCTGTGCCCAGAACGGCCCACTTTCGTCAAAGTTGGCATCAAACAGTTGCAAACAAAGATCTGCCAGACTTTGAATTTCAGCATCATTGTAGTTGCAGTTGTCGCTGGCAGCCATGCGTAAGAAGCCCATGATAATCGGCAGCTCCTTGGTATCAATCGCACGTTGTTGACGAGCCAGCACATGATCTGCGTACACAGAGAATTGTCGTATCACATCAACTGAAAACTTCTCGTCAACAATATCACCAGTGCGACTAATTGCTCCTGGTTGATATTGATCATGAAATTTACTTGCAGTCAAGAAAAGATCATGGGCAGCAAGAGCATCATGTTTGGCTTCCACGGCCTTCCATGCCGGCCAGGTCACGCCATCAAGTTTGCAGGCATAGATCTGTTGCATGGCTAGATCAATGGGCTCCATGACCTTTTTGCCCTCCTTGCTGTTGCCTTTCATAAAGGTCACACGGCATTCCAGTCGATTCTGCATGTCATATTCGACCATGGGTATCATCACATCTTCTGGATTTTCACCAAAAATCATCACAGCAATGATGTAGAAGGCAACCAAGGTGTGTTGGCCATCCCACGCCGCCCACCACGTGCGTGAGCTATCCCAAGACTGCGGCAAGTCAGCTGCTCCTACCTTGTACATTTGTATAGGCATGGCCTGATACGCAGTGAAGTTTGTGACAATCTTGATCACCCAATCAATATCAAGGTGACGCTGAATCGTGGTATCAATGCAGCAATCGCTTAGACGCACAGGCAGTGCGCGACAGATCCTAAAAGCAGGATCATTAAAGCTTTTGATATTTGGATATTGACGTTGAAACTGTGAAATGGCCGCTTTTAGCTTGCTAGTGGCATTGTGTTTTTCAGTAGCAGGAAGACCTGCTAGAACTTGGTTGAATCTTTCTTTGGCGGTTAGAACATTTGCCGCATTGTTGAGATAGCGGGCGTTTACTTGACGTGCATGTTGGCGAACATAGTTTGTGCCAAATTGACCGTTGGTTGCGAGAACTGCTGACATGATATTTCCTTTCAAATTGTAAATAGCACAGTTTCTAAAATACCGTGCTGCTTGTTGGTAATAGCACCCTATGCGCTATTACCCTACTACTATACTACTTAATTATTTGTCGGTCAAGACTGCGGTTACCCGAACTGCAACCTGTTGATGCCGACTTACACGACCTATGTATTCATACTGAATGTTGTAGTTTCTCACAAACTCTCTCCATGCAGCGAATTCATCGCATTGCCAACCCGGATAGTTCATGTATTCATCAAAGATGATCACTGTGCCTGGAACAATTTGATTCTTTAGAGTTTTCAGTAGATATTCAGTGCTGCTGTAAAGATCACAGTCAACATGCAACAGTTGAATTGGTGCAGCATAATTGGTGATAAAAGTTGGCAATGTTTTATTAAACCAACCCACATGCAAGCGACAATTCACTGCTACCTTGGGATAAGACTTTCTAGCAAAGAATCCCTTGGGCATCCTTGACGTCCAGTTTTCGGGCAGGCCTTCGAAACTATCAAACCCATGTATCCAACGGCCGGGTAGGAGTCTTGCAAAGTGATTTAATGTTCTACCTGTGGCAACACCAAACTCCAATACCAAGCCATCGTTGAGTTTTGAGTCCAGTTGTGTTTCTACTACCCATTCATGTAAATCATAATCACATTCAAAGTTAGGCACAGTGCGCATCTTGAACTGCACATAACGTGCAGATTCTTCTGAAGCCAATCTCATGGCAGTGAACTCGGTGTCAATCACGTCTGTGTATTGACCAACCAGTTGACGTTGTGACCAAGATGGTTGAGGATAGCGCCACCACTGTCGCAAGCGGTCTACCAGTCTATGAAATTTCATATTTTTCCTTCTTTGTCTAACAGTTTATCTAGTGTGGCTTGTGGTACAATGGCCGACGTCACTGGTTGATGACTGACCCATTCTGTGATAATGCGTTCTATATCTTGATCGTGTTGTCGTTGTGAGCGAATAACCACTTGACTGGCATTTATTCTATTGACCAATGCTGCAAAAGGTTTGCTGTCAATTAGTAACATTTTCACATTGTTGTCAAACACGATTTCGTGTGTGCGTTCACCTATGCGTTCCCATTTCATTGTGATTGTTTCAACTCCATTTCATTAAAAATGCACATTTGTCTTGCTCTGAATCAAAATAGAATATGTATCTGCCAGGATTGGTTGGAGTAGCATGATCACGCATTTGCCAACGCCAATCTTTAACCACTTCTTCTCGACACCAGCTGAGTGCATTGTCCAGTCTGCCATATGGCAGCTGAACTTCGCAAGCACAAGCAAAACCTTTTTGAACCTTGGTTCGATCATCGAAACCCCAATGCCAAGGATCATCAGTGGGCCATGGGTTTTTCCAAGTATTGGTCACGTATATAAGAGTCTATTGAATCTGCTGGTATGACATTATATAGCAACAAAAAGTCTTTCACGGAGAAATAATCGCAAAAGCTTTCACCCATGGTTTTGCCGCGGCAGTGATCGAATATCAAATGCTGTTTCCATGTTTCAAAGAGATCCACTGAAATTGTAGACACTGCTTGATCATTGTAAAGCACCGAGCACCAAGAGTTTGAGTTTTTCATGTTATGTCCAAAGTGCGTGGCGAATTTTGATCAATCGAATCAGCATTTCTTCGTCTTGCTGGTCGTACTCTGCTTCCATTACACGCATTTGTTCTAACATGGGACCGGTGTCAATCTTTTCTCCTGCCTCATCCTCAATGTCGTCAAACACGCTTTTCTTGTTTCGCCATTTACGTGCACAATAGGCACTCCAGCCTGATGCTTCCATGGGTTCAACACGTTTTGGACGCTCTTGAGTCCACCATAGATACAGGGCTTCAATTTCCATGGCATTGTAAGCCTGCTGAGTCAGTTTGCCGTAGTCAGGATGATCTTCAGCAGTATAGTCTTTGTTATCACAGGTCTTTTGCCAAGCAAGGTTATCCAATCCAGCTTGCGGGCAGCGCCATACACGCCAACGCCACCACCCAGAAGCCCAGAAAGGTGCATTATACTTTTTCTTTTCTTCCCGATCACTCCAGGCTATGTGCCACCACGCGAGTTCAACTTCCACGAAATCCACAAGCTCGTTAAACAAGCAAGGAAGAAAACGATCGCCCACGTCGCGCCATTCTCCTCGGGGAATATCACGATTGCTGGCAGTAAGAGCGTGTGTGCGAGTAACCCAACGATTGTTAATGTAGTATTTGAGACCATACAGTCGATCTGGAATCCAATAGAAAAAGTTCTGGAGATATCTTAGGCCTTCTTCGGCCATCCAGTAACGCACTGGATGAGCTTTCCTAGCAGCACGTTCCCACGCACGCCAGCCTTCATGTGTTTCGCTCTTGGGACTTTTAGTACCACGCAGCCAGTCGGCAAAAGGTCCGCTGGTCCAATAGTGATTGCGCATGTTAAACCTTAAAATGTTTGTTTAAAACTTCCAATTTGTCTTCGTATTCTGCAATGTGTGCAATTTCTGATTCAATTGCACCTATCCAATCAGTGTGATCATGTATGGCCATGGGGTTCTTGAGCATGATCTCCACATTCATTTTATGCTTGAGCAGGTTTCCTGAAAAATGCACTCGCAGGGTGTCAATTAATTCTTTTCTCATATTCATTCCTCGATGTGTTGAACAATGGTTACTTGGGTAGCACTCACTCCATGTTTATACATGAGTTCTCGTTTGAAATATGCAATTACATCTTGTTCTGTGTATCTACCCACATAAGGCACTCGACCATCGCCTGTGACTATGTTGCCCGTGCGATCAATACCTTGAAATTCCAATCTCACTCGTCCTTTGCCAAACCAACTTTTGATCCAGTCTAACATGTGTGCCTTGTGTGAATTAATCTTTTAAATAATGATCTTTGCCACTATCATGGTCAAACCAAGGTCCTTTGGCTAGTGCTGCCATGCCTTGGTAATAATCTCGCTTGCTCATGTGCCAGCTGTGATGTACCGTGGTGCTAGTGGCTATTTTACACTGATCTATATATTTTCGCAAGCTGATTGAGTAATCTAAATCTTTACGTCCATTCAGCCAGAACAAATGATCAAAATTGTGTTCAAGGATTTGATCACATGCTTGATAGAAGTCTAAGAAACCGTTGGGCTGTCTATCAAGAGCGACCAGCACGTCTATGATTTTTTTAATTCGGTCACTGATGTTGGTTTCTTGATCATAACTTTCATCTATCAAATGGTCAAAGGTTTTGAACCCAAGCTTTCTTAAATATGCAAGATGTCCTGCGCCAGCCAGTATCACAAATGGCATGCGACCAAGAATAGGACGCACAGTTTTTTCAGAAACCAGACTTTCCTCGACCAAGGCTTCTAGCACCAATTCCAAACTAAACTCATGGTACCAACTGTTAATGTGACAGGCCTCATACTCAATATGCAGATCTCTACTGAGGCGTCTTGGTGCACAATCAGAAAAGGGCTCATGTGATACCAATCTTGAACGCATGCTGTCGCTGCCTTGATGTCCATGATAGATCACAAAATTTTTCTCTATAAGTCCCAGTTGATCCAGTTGATTTAGAATCTGTTGTCTGTTGGGTCTATAACCATTGATGGCAGCGAAAAATTGATTGGTTCTGGTGACATGGCTTTGCAGTGCTGGCGCAACCAAACTGCCAAGGTCTAATGCATACCACCAAGAGCTTAAGATTTCCACTTCTTGATTTGACACATGTGCATCATCACACAAGCGCCACACACGCGGATGATCAAACAGTGGTTCAAGCTGTTTGTACGCCGGTGAGATTGTGCCCATGCATCGCCAGCAACTGCTGTTCATGATGTCATTGCCTACCAGAATGTGATTATGGTCAGCATAATCAAGCACAGGCTGAATGCCTTGATTGTGTACCAACCGGGCTAGAAAAATTGGATCAACAAACGTCAAACAGCCTTGGTGATTGCTGGGCAACTGATGTTGGTTGGTAACAGGATTCCACGTGTCCAGGTATTCATGATCAAATTCCAACAGATCAAGAGCTCGGCTCATGCGTTGAGCTTCTTCTGGCACTAGGATATAGATCATTGGGATTTGGTTTGAGGGAAAAGTTCTTTAAACCTACGGATAGCTTCAGGATCACCTGATTCAATGCGGAACATCATGTCATGGGGCACACGATCTTCAAAGTCTTGAGCAGTTTGACCTTGCATGATAAACTTGTCGGTGTCATGATCCCAAACATACAGCATGTCGCCATGTTGTTCCAGCTTGATCCTTTTGAACACCTTGCGGAGTTTTTCTATGTCTTGATCAAGACTTTGTATCTGTTTGGTGATTTCTTCTTTGGCCTTTAGGCGCATGTAATTGCCTAACCACCAAACAACCAGGGTAACCACGATAATGTCAAAGATGCTCATAATTGTACCAGGTTAAAAAATTACTTATACGTAAGGTCAAACAAAAAGGGCCTAGCGGGCCCTTTGTGTCAGCCTAGTGTAAAATTAGGCAAGTCCAAGAGCAATGGCCTTGTATCCAGCTGCTACCAAGCGACGGCTTGGTTTGCCCAGCACATACTCGGTCACACGCACACCGTTGCCAGCTGTGCGCTGATTGGTGTACACAGCAAAGCCATGTTGACGAATGCGGCTGACTTCTGCGGCCAAATTACCCACGCCCATTTTTTTGGCTTTGGATTCGGTGATGGCCTCACCGTTTTGTAGTGCTTGGAATACACGGAAAGTCTTGGTTTCAGGATTGATCAATTTCACGGTTGTTTACCTTTCAAAAAATATTTCTGCTAGAAGCAGTGTGTGTATATTACACGCATGTTAGGTAGAAAGCAACAGTTTTGATCAAGCGATTTTGCCGTTATGGTTGTTTTTGAGCTTCTTCAATGTGTCTACAACGTCCGCGGAACTCAAACCCCTTGCATTGGCAATGCCAACCTGCAGCACTGCGAGTCACTGTATAAGCGGCGCCTTTGCTGCCGGCTATGTGATAGGTTTGGGTGCTGGTCTGAACTGTGGTAGTTGATCCAGATTGGATCACAATGTTTTGCACATTGGCCATATTGATCACACGCACAGGCCATGCGTCATCACCTGTGATACAGAACTCTCGGTCTGTAAGCCAGCGGTAGGATGGCAATACCTCACCTTCAAACTCCCGATGCCTGGGACCAGGGGGAATCATGTTTGGTGAGAATCTATCAATCAATTCAATTTTGATTCTACTGCCCACAGTGGGAACTTGTACTGAGCTCATAGTCTAACTCCAAATTCTGAGGCCATTCTTTCAATTGTGATATGTATAGCATCGTGACAGCCTTTAGTATAGTCATCTGGATCTCTTGATCCATCTATACACTCACAAAATCGAGCCAGATCAATACATTCTTGCACAATCAACTCGGCGAACTTTTCTGAATAATAGTCAACCCATTTGTTGATATCTTTTTCAAAATAATCTGTTTCCAAATTAGTTGTAATTGCAGCCTGTTCAGCAAGTTGTTTAATTCGTTCGTTCACGATTCAACTCCACAGGTATTTTATCATTGAGGCTATGGCCAGCAAATAGGTTAGACCTTTACATATCGTAATGATGCCTACCCACCATTGTTCCATTTCGTATTCACTCATTCTTCGACTCCTGTTATCTACCCAAAGTATCCCAGACCATACCGTGCCAGGGCTTAAAAATAACTGTCATTCCTTGGGTATCTGGATTTGCTGCAATTTCTGTCCATTCGCCGTAAGTGTCAAGATACACCACACGACTTGCTATGGCCATTAAATGCCACAACACCCGTTCGGCTTCGTTGGTTACACTAACAGGACCATCGAGGTCTTCGATAAATGCAATACCGTTTTTAACTTCTATTAGACGCCATTGGCTACGCATCACTCAACTCCAAAATGTTGTTCTAACTGTTCGGCTGCAAAATGGTCGTCTAATGTATCTCTCAAAAAGCCAGCACATTCCTGTACAATCAACTCGGCGAATTTTTCCAATTGTTCTACAGAGGATTCACAATACACACTGTCGTAAAGTTCGGGAAAATGTTTATCCAGTACATCTTTCTTATACAAAGATATACCAGATTGTTCTACTAATTCTCGGATTCGTTCGTTCATTTGCCAACTCCAAAATGTTGTTTAATCTGCTGAGACAATTTTTCAGCCTGAACTTGAGATCCTTTTGCTACCAATGCTGGTCCTACTTCTTGTGTTTCGTTGACAGTATAAAATGTTCTTTTGTTTTCTTCTACAGCCTGGTCGCACAATCCGATACATTCTCTAACAATCAACTCGGCGAATTTTTTATCGTACATATCACTATAGGGCATATAGTCCTCAGGAGCCAGTCGTTTTTGAGATTGTTCAAAACAATATTGTTTAGCCTCATCAGCAAGTTCTCGAATTCGTTCGTTCATCATTCAACTCCATGTAGGCTTCAATCTCATCCCAATAAAGAGTTATAGCAGTTTCTCGGGATACTCTATAATAATTCATAATGATAAAAATTGCTTCTTCCATTATTCAACTCCAAATCGTTTTCCTATTCGCTCAGAACAATCACTTGCCCAAGCACTATACAGTCCATCGTGATGTTTACCTCTATCAGCACAGACTTCCATACATTCCCGCACAATCAACTCGGCGAATTTTTGTTTATTAAAAGTGTAGGTTTTATTATCCCATGAGCCAAACGATTCACAATGTTCAGCTAGTTTATGAATGAGTTCGTTCATGGATTATCCCACAAACACCAGCATGGCAATCACAAAACCTGCTACGAACGCTAGTGCCAAATTAATCAAAGTGTCCCCAAATTCAGGACTGGGAGTAGGAATCATATCAATAAGTTTTCTTAACATCACATACTCCAAAAAGATTCAGAACTGGGTGAGCAGTAGTAGGGCGTATCGTAACGTTCCTGAAATTCCTTACCACCTACTAAATTCTTGCGAGTAACAAAAGTTTCAAAAACTTCTACAACAAAACCTAGTTTACGCTTTTGCTCTGCTACTGTTTCAATGTAATCCTTAGTAACAGGAGCAAAGTCCATTATTTGGTAAAAACGCAGACCCGGCTTGCTCTTACCATAACGATCGGCTTTTTTAACTCGCTTGTCTGCTTTGTATATTTCTAGGGTGTATTCAGTAAGTTTTGACATTTGATACGCTCCTTATTAGTTACTATACCAATATTGTAGCAAAAGGGAGATTTTTGGCCAACCGTTTTTAGAACTCTGCAATCATGTCTCCGGTTGCACTTTTGCTAACAAACACTTTGCCTGTTTGTTCGCCATCGCTGTGATCATCAAAATACTTTACAGAATAGCAAAAGTTTCCGCCGTTTGTGAGTCCTAAAAATCGAACAGAATTAAAACTACAATCAGAATAACCACTATTGGCGAGAATATTGCTGAGTTCATAACGATCAATTGTTGTATATTTGTTAAGTTCATCAGCCAGTATCATTTTGGTCCCTTGTTGTTCACTATACCCATATTATACAAAATTGGTAATAATTGGCCAACCAAAGTTCCTGTTGCTTATTAAGCAATAGTCAGCATGTTTGCAGGAACGTTCCATGTAACAAGACCTTCTCGTACCTGAACATTTTTGATTTTGATTTTAACAACATTGCCTTGATGGGTACGTCCAGTCTTGGGGTTTGTGAATTTCACAACATCTCCTGGCATCAAGGAACGCTTGGTCTCTTTGCCAATTTGAGCACGCCGATAACGTATAGCATCGCCAATGCTACTGAGTTGGTCGTTTGTGAACGAGCCATACATGATTGCTGAATTAACATCCTGAATGGTCAATTGCGACATTGTTAACTCCTTATCAGTTAGTGTTTCAATAGTATAACGAAATGGGGTTTTTTGGTCAACCTGGAGCTGACCACTAAGTACCCCATGCGATGTCAATTTCTTCAGCACGGTATAGCCATAGATTATAACCGTTTGGTACGACCATGTTGCAGTTTTCATGGTGATCATGCCTGGCGTTCAAACATGCACTTGGACCAAGTTGATCTTGTGACCTGGCATCAACGACCAGAGTTGCAAAAGTTACAACAAAGTCTCAGCCAAGAGCAATGGCCATCAGAATGTCATGTGTGTGAACACTTTGAATCACAAGGTCGCGGAGACAGCATGCGATTGAATGCGGAAAGCAGTTATGCACACTATCAAGCAGATGATCTTACCTTGGAAATACGTCCGGGCAATGTGTGCAATTTTGCTTGCCAAACCTGCTGGCCCGAAGCCAGCAGTCGTGTGACTGATTTTTACCGCAAAGCTGGAATTGATACCACCGCGGATTGGACAGCAGGCGATGATGCAGTGATAGAAATTCGTCAGGTCAAACACCAACTGGATCTAGACAAGATTGGCGCAGTATTACCGCGCATCCGCGATATTGTGGTGTTGGGAGGAGAACCCTTTTATGATCCTGCCTGCAAAAGATTTCTAGCGTGGCTGGTTGAACAATCATGCAAGTCCAATCTCATGATCTTTACCAACGGTAGCTGTGTTGATCGTGAACTACTTGCTGCCTATCCTGGTAGCGTGACCATGATCTTTAGTCTAGACGCCATTGGCAGACCAGCAGAGTACATTAGGTATGGTACTGATTGGGACACAGTGTACTCAAATTATTTGCACTGTCGTGCCTTGCCCAATGTTGCTGTAAGAGTGAACATCACTACCAGTGTGTACAATTTTCATTTGGTGAGCGAGCTTGTGGAATGGCTTGCGAAGGATTGGCCGGAAGTGGTGAGTTTTGGTGCGGCGCACACAGTGAACAACACTTGGTTCATGGATGAAAGTGCTATCCTATTGCAGAGTAGACCTGCTATCATTACTAGATTGAACAGCACAATAAAAAATCTAGAGCATGCTGATATTGAAAAGTATCAACGTATAAATGCTCAAAACGCTTTGGCCAGTATCAGAGACAATCTAGAGGACATGCCTTTTGATGCTATCAAGCATCAACGCATGAAAGATTTCATTTACCAAATGGATCAGGCCAAACACATCAACATTAGAGATTACCTACCAGAGGTATCAAGTTACTTCTAGTGGAAGTAGACATGTTAGATTTTCCAAATAGTTCTCATGATTCTTCTGTGTGCTTAAAATATCTAGAGCTTTTGGACAGTTGCGTTCTATCAACAAACGACTGATCTTGCTGTTTAACATTTGTGAGCGCATGACATCAAAAGGCAAGCTCAAGAATTCTTTGAGAATCACAAGATCACGCATGGGTGTAAATGTCAATGTGTTACCAAGATGCCAGTGTTGGTGATCGTTTGCGGCACGATCTAAAAGATGCCTGTTAAGCGTGTCAGGATCACGAATCAGCTTGGCAACTTCAGGATCTTGTCTTTGTTGTATAAACAGCTCGCGATTTTTCTGTGAATTGAAGTAATAATAGTGTAAGTCGTCAGTTTCAATGCACTCATGCAACATACGTCCGTCGTGGCATAGACTCAACATATTGGCCATGCCAGGATTGCGTAGACTAAATTCATCACCAGGGCAACCACTAACCAGCACAGTTGGCTCACGCCAGTGATGTATTTGTTTGTATGCCCAGTTCTGTTCTGTGAGTCTATGATGATTGCGTACCCAGAACTTGTCAAACTCAAGATGTTCAGCTAGTACAACTTCATGTTTGATTCCAAGTTTGTGTAGATAACTCCACATCAAGGTAGTATCAATACCTCCGCTGAGAAAAATACGCACTGGCAATGGGTTGTGTTCAAAAAAGGTTTTGAACTTTGTGATTAGAATGTGATCAATGGTATCTAATACATAATTCACTAGTGCTGTGCTCTGTGGCAAGTCACCAATGATGTCATGTTTGATTTCAGTGAGCGCAAGATCTTGATTGATATGCACCGAGCTGTCGGCCCAGACACTGTGTGTTAAAGGCACTAAATTGGTTAAGCCTTGTTGATTGTCATACCAAAGAGGAAAACTTCTGCAGTCATTGTGTATGACTCTTATACCAGAATCTTGAATATCAAGTATACAAAAGTTGCCTTTGATTGAAGCCCAAGGTGCATCCGCTATCTCCCACACTCGATTAGGCAATTGACCTTCGTCAGTATAACCCTTGTAAATTAGAAATCTATCCCAGGTACGGCTAACCTGCCATCCTTCGTCAGTATCCACTGACCAATGAAAGTAACGTGTGTGTTGACTCATCATGGCCCGGGGCTCTTTACTGATCCAAAAGAACATTATAACTCTCTCTTGGTAATCAATTTGTCAGCCAGACCATAGGCCACAGACTGTTCGGCTGTCATGAAGTTATCTCGCTCCATGTCGGCTTTCAAAGCCTCGGCATCAAGTCCGGTATGCTTTGAATAGATATCAGTCAACACTGTTTTCCAACGCAACAGCTCACGAGCTTGTATTTCAACGTCAGTGGCCTGTCCACTTGCTCCGCCCAAGGGTTGATGTATCATGTGTCGAGCGTTGGGCAGTATGTAACGATGTCCTTTTTCCCCAGCTGTGGCCAACAGTGAGCCCATGGACGCTGCCTGCCCCATCACAATGGTATGCACCGGGCACTGAATAAACTGCATGGTATCATAGATGCTCATGCCTGCTGTAACAGACCCGCCCGGGCTGTTGATATAGAGATTAATTGGTTTTTTAGGATCTTCACTTTCTAAAAACAGCATTTGAGCTACCACAAGACTGGCAGAATGCTGTGTTACTTCTCCGTCAAGCATGATGATTCGATCACGCAAAAGTCGGCTGTAGATGTCATAACTGCGTTCGCCTTTGCTGGTTTGCTCAAGAACGATAGGCACTAGATTGGGCATTGGGACTCCTTGTTTTAGATAAGTACAGTATTATACAACACATTTATATGATACGCAATCTACTTGACAAATTTGATATCTTAACCGAAAGCACGGGCATTGCCAATCGCAAACCGGGAGACGTGTTTGCTGATGGTGCGGGCAACGAAATCCGTTTTAGAAGCATCCAATTCTTCCCTGAAGGTGGCGGCAAATACGATTCAAATGAGCAAACGCAGCAGGCAGTAAATCAAGTAACGCAGACTCTAGGAAGTCGGCCTGTAGAAACCAATTGGTGGCGCAAGCAGACTAGATCTTTTGGCATAGCTGAATTTGAAGACGCAAATGGTCGTCCTGTGTATTTTATTAGATACTTTGACAAAGAACTCAGCCCTGATCCAAGAGGCAATTACTGGGACAATCAAACCGGTCTGGGTGACTATAGATACAAAGGCAAGGCCGCTGTCAAAACACAAAGCAGTGCAACTCCTCAAGACATACTGACCGAACTTGACAACTTGACCGCTGCTGATATCGTGAGACAGGTTGAGGCCAAATTTCCAGGTAGCTCACTGACCACAGTCACTCAACACCTAGCCTCAGGTGGCGAACTGCCATTCAGTTTTGTCAGGCCCAGTGAAATGGACATCAGTGCGTTCCAAGATTACTTCTGTGAACTACTACAGCCAATTGCGCTGCAAACTGGACAATTCGAAGGCGAAGCTGCACAGGCTGGAGAGATTTTTCTTGGTGACGGTGGATTCGCAGATACCACAATAAATTTTGGTTCCAGTAAAACCGAAGGCCTAAGTGATAGTTTAATGGTATCACCTGATGGTAGATCAATCAAGGTCAGCAGCAAGGGTGGTCGAGGAGCTGCCGCGTCGGCAGTGAATATTCTAAACAGTTATAAAGAACTGCAACAAACTGCCGAAGGGCGTAAACTCACTCGCAAACTCACTGACACTATTGACATCTTGGAAACCATTGCCAACTCCAGCATGGTAGATGGTCCTTTAATATTAGCACGACAGTTCAAGATCATTACAGACCAGGATGCTGAATTTATCAAATCACTCAAGCGTGTGAGACCGTTGCCGCTGGCATCCATCGGTGACGTCACTGTTAATGGAATCAGTCCTTCAAAGAAAATTATCAAATTGGCTCAGTCAAGAAACACTCGCGAACCGCAGAGTGTGAATTTGTTCTATCATGTGTTGGCCAGCGTGGCATTTGAAGTGGCCAAGCATGTGAATAACAATACCAACTTTGGTAAAGACGCAGCCATTATCATGAACAACAGTGCTTTGGTTCAGATCTATACTAAGGTATCAGCACGTGGCCAACAGTGGACTTTGCAAAAGTTCACTAGCAAATGGCCTGGATCACTGGTTAGTGCAATTACACTTGACCCAGACAAGGGTTATTATAGCACTGGTATCAAACAGAAGTTCACATTCACTGTGAATCCCACTGGCAAAACTCTTGACGACCCTCAGTCGGCTCAAGCGGATATTGACAGTCCGGACTTGAAACCCAAACGCAGCACAGTCAAGGCTTTCAAGACCGAACCCATGGGTACTGAGAAATCTCTAGGAAGAAAACGCAGAAGTTAAGGCAAGTTGGCCACGTGATCACAGATTCCGTAATCCAAGGCTTCTTGTGCTGAAAGATACACATCCTGAGGTGGCAACAGAACCTTTTTGATCTTGTCATCATCAAGTCCGGTGCATTTTTTGTAGTGTTCCAACATGCGTTGTTCGACTAATTGAAACTCTTTGATTGTGGCAAATAATTCATGCGCCTTGCCTGAGTTACCCCAACTGAACTGATGACTGAGTATACTGGTATTGGGTGTGAGAATTCTACGGCCACGGGTGCCTGCTAGAAAAATCATTAGGCCACAACTGGCCACACTGCCCAGTCCCACGGTCTTGATTGGAATGTTACTGGAAGTCATGACGTCTATTAGAGCAAACGCAGTTTCTAGATCGCCTCCTGCAGAACAGATCATCAACAGCAGTTCTTTATGCTTTTTCTTTCGCACATAGTTTTCATGCAACAACCATTCGATCACGGGTTTAACAGTTTCATCATCTATACTGTTCATGAGCACATAGATGCCATGGTCGGGCAAGGCGTCGCTGGGTGCTAGGTAATCATTTGAACTTTTATCTGCGGTGGCCATAGTTGTCTCCAATAGCGTATTGTACTATTGCAGCAGATGATTATCTACGAGGTTTGGGACAATTGGACATACGCACTATTTCAATATCAGCTCGGTCCAGATTTTGCATGGGCAGGCTCTTGGTAGGCAGTGTGACATTGGCCAACTGCTTGCGGTAAGGATCAATGCTCACAGTAGATCCGTTAAAATACACCCAGGCATTCCAAGCACTGTCCCAGCTGTCCAGCTCTGGCAGTGTGAAGCAGTTTTGCCACTGCAATTGATTGGATCGATCATAAAGTTTGAGCAGGATCTGCGGTCTACTCAACTGAATCTCTTGCCACATGAGATTAACAGCCTGTTCATCATCAAAACCATATCGGTCGTTGGCTACTTTGACCACTCGGGTGGCTGTGCATGGCAGTATCCAAGAGTCGCAGTCTTTGCGCTGTTGGATCAAACGCATGGTTTCGGAAAAACTTTCAATGTAATTTTTGTCCCAGTACAGTCGGAAAGGTATGGTGATGTAAGTCTCTCTATCAGTATGCACCCATATCTGAGTTTTGTCCATTACCACGTGAAAACTCTTGCTGGGATAATCGCGTAACACTTGCAGCAGCAATTGATCGCCAGATTTTCTTTCATGCTGAAAAGTTTCAATCTGAGCTGAAATGCGCCCGCCTTCAATTTGCCCTGTGGTTTTGCTTTCGCCTAGCAGTCTATTGGCCAACTTGCTATGACTCACCCAAATTTTCATTTGCACCTGAGTTTGACCATTTACCAACTGCTGATTGATCACTCGGTAATCGTCAACATAACCTGACGAATACACAATGATTTCATCTCGAACCAAGCGAGAATTCTTGGCTTCTGTGGCTGTGCTAGCCACCGATCCCACGGCACGTTCCACAGCCATTCGCATGGCCTGTTTCCGGGCTTCTTCAAGAGTGGCGCCTTGTGCTGTGACCTCAACATAGAAAATCTTACGCTCTTCTTTCATGATCCATTGGGCCACCATGATGCCAATGGTCCAAGGACTGGGCGTAAGGATTTGTTGCACTGTGGTTTGAGCCTGCGCAGCAATCACGCACAGGCTCAATACAGCCGCAGCCGCTAGGCGCTTCATTGCGCCATCATGTTACGGATCTGCGGACGAGCAGCAGCGCTCTTGGTATCCCAACGATACACTGCCTTGACATTGCGTCCACCATTGATAGATTCAGCTTCCACAAGATACAGTCCACCCAAGATACCTTTGTTAGTGGTCATGATCGTGGTGCTCACACGACTGGCAATGTTCACAGCATCATTTCTGCTAGCAGTGTTTTCTTCACGATTCACATCACCTTTGTTGGCATCTGTGAGCGGTTGATCAAGACTTTTTTCCAGTTCGTCATCTGTGACCTGACTGGCCACTTGATCACGATTGCGATTGGTTGCAAAGTTGTTCAACTTGTTGTCACGTGCTTTTTCAAGATTACGGCTAACCATGGCCACTGACACTGTGCTGGAAATGGTTTCTTTGTTAATGAAATCATTTAGAGATTTCTTGGCTTCAAGTTCAGCCACGCGATAGGCTTCACGCACAGCGTTTTCGCTGTTGCCCCAGACTGGCGCATATCCAGTGGCTTCAATGGCCTGCAAGTTGCCTCGAAGATCAAACACCACCTTGATACCTTGTCGCGTGAAGTCATTGACCACTCGCTGTTCTGAGATGGCCTGTTGCGGACCTGCTGGCATATCAACGCCCGCACCTGGTTGTACAGGTTTGTTAGAAGCACAGCCTGTAACCAAAGCGGCTGCGATTGCAGAGAGTAAAAGTCGCTGTTTCATTTGTTTTTAATCCATTCCCCGGCTTTTGAGAGATCTTGGCCGGCACCGGATACCGCACCACCGATCGTTCCACACCCGACTATAACAGTCGAGACCAATACAACCAACAGATATTTCATAAAAGCTCCTTGTGTTGCAATGTGTGTATATTAAACGACATGCGATTTTTGGTCAACGGTTAGCCTGCCCAAATTTGCCCAAAAAAAAATCCCGCCACAAGCGGGATTGGGAAAAATTACAAATGTTGGTGTTGCTGTTCGCGCATCCAGTGATTTTGCCAAAATTCAACATCACTTGCGGTTTTTGGATTCTTGCTTTCTATATAACTTTCCAACTCGGTTCGGAAATTGGCAGTTTCAAGAAAACGACAAATTTGTTGTAAAAATTGCATTAAGCAGTTGCCTTGCTGTTCTTAGCAGTGCCAGCAGCTGGTTGAGTCCACTTGAAAGCATCTTTCCAAAAGCTTTCCACAAAGTCTTTGGTGATTTTTTCATTTAAATCTTTGATCACTGCATTATTAACCATCTGTTCAACAGCAGTTTTGGCAGTTTTGGTTACTTCTTGTTGTGCGTTCAAAATTTCATTACCAATTTGTTCAGCTGCTTTTTGACCGGTTTTCACAACCGATTTAACATAAGCAGTCTGCGCATCAACCATTTCGTTGAGGTTCTTGGCAATCGCAGCGTCAGTGACGTACTGATTGACAAAGGTTTTTTTGCTGTTTTGAATTGAATCAATGGTGCTATCTAAAGTAAACATACTATCTCCTTGTGAATGTATAACCTGTATTATATACTAATTATTGCAGTGCAACAATAATTAAATGCTCAGATTATGACATTTTGGACAAATTAGTTTAGTCTTTTACCATTATAGAGTGCACACGAGTGTATTCACTGATGTCTGAAATCAAGGACTGTTTGCTGCCTGTGTGCAGCAGTTTGGCCACAGTGATAGACCCTAACTGTATATCACTGCGTTGAAATCCTAGATCTTGGAAAAACTGTTGTTTTTGGTCAAAGTATTGCCAAATTTGTCTAGCTCGCGTTTGATAATAGGGCTTGCCATGGTTACTGAATTTGACTACGAAATCCATGCTGAAGTGTCTCATGGGTCGGAATGCTTGTTCGGAAATGTATTGATCATTATCTTGCCATAGACATTCCAGTGTTTTACCAATATCACAATAGTTCAATCTAAGATCTCCCCAGTTTTCTTCTAGAGTCATGAGATCAAGATCAGTTGGATACAAAGGCATTCTACAGGGTTTGGTATGCCAGGTCACTACAAATCTTGGATCCTGTCCAAATGTTTCCAATCTGTGTATCCAGATGTTTAGATCAGCAATGGCAGATTTGGCTTGCGGGGACAGAGATTGAAATGCCAAATTAGTTTTTTGTGCATCGTATAAGCCATGATATAGTTCAAACACATGATGCAAGCGATTGAGAGTGTCCTGATCAAAAACCGCTAGATCCACTGTTGCTAGATCGGGTATGTAAGGAGCAATAATGTCTACCAGTTTTCTAACGTGATTTTCACAGTAGTCCCGGGTAAACTTGCTGTTGGGAAAATTATAAAAGCGTTCACGATCATCAAATGGCGAGCCCAGTGCCACAAACATTCGCACTTGATCTAGCCATCTTTGGCCAATGGCTGTGTCTAACACTTCAAATTTTAAATCAAGTGTTTGATCATCATCACCTAGTCTTATTATAATTTGACTCACTGCATTTTCCTTGGATTAAATATGTATCCTTAAAGGAGATCTAGATATGGAATTGTTTATTATTGGAGTCATTGTAGTAGGCGGTATTGGTTGGTGGATTTGGATGGATCGCAAACATGAAGAATCAGGGCACCCACTCCAGACTTTCACTGACAAGCTTGACGTGAACAAAGACGGCAAGATTGACAGCGATGATGCCAAAGCCGCAGTTGAAGTGGTAAAAACCAAAGTCAAGACCTCGCGTAAAAAGAAAACCGAAGAAAAGACTGAGTGATTAGGCTTTTTTTGCATTAACAAAGTCTATCAACTTACGATTGGGATTTGGGTAGATGCCATAATGGCTGCCCAATTGTCCCGGTTCATTTGAATTAGAGCACGGTTCCAGGTGACTGGTAGCATGAGGACAGCGTTTGTTGCCGCAAACTGGACACAAAAACATTCTATTCATGCCTTCGGTTATGCTGATACCTACCTCATCAGCCTTGAATATAACATTGTCCTTGCGACACTCCCAACAGTAACAGTCAAGATCCATACAGTAATCTTACCATCCCAGTGATATCAATAGCGGTGAGCAAGAAGTAGTTGGCCAACATGCCAAAGGATTTTCTAGTCCAAGCAGCCCAAGAATACATAGCGCATGCAGTTATCCACACAGGATATAAAGCCAGGAGTGGAGGATTAGGAACTGTGACCGCCATGGTGATGGAGCATCCAATACTGCAAGCCCAAGCCAGCAGCTCAATAACAAAACGCACACGATTGGATGCCCAATCATCTTTGATCCATTCAAGTGTGGGTCTAAAAATATCAATCATTGAGTTTTGACTTTGGTCAAGCACAAGGCTGTGAACTTGTCACTCCATTTTGCTCGTTCTTCCATGCAAGATTCATGGGTGGCAAATTCTTTATTCCACTGCACTTGTATTCGAGGAGGAGGATCGCTCCAGATCTGTACACTTAACACCCATACTATAACAGTTTTCATGATGTGTGTCCTAACAAAGCAATCATGTAATAAACACCAAACACAGCCAAAATGAACACATACACATACTGCCACAGTTGCACCGGCAGGTTCTCGCTGCGATTGATCATGATGGCAGATGCATGCATACCAGACAAAAATGTGGCAGCAAATGCCATTATCAACAAAACAATAGACATTAGAACTTTCCTTCTCTTACAACTTCTCTAATTTGAAATTGCCTAGCGATAAATTGATTGGCAAGTGTTTCTGTATCAAAGGTTTCTTCATGTTTCCAAGATTGGTTGACCAAAGGCATAGTAAAATACTCAAACCAAACTTCATATTTGACTTCATCAAGTGTGTTGGTAATACGAACAATTTTATATCGTTTGGGCGTGTGACCGCGCAAGGTAATCATAATCATCAAGAACAAAACGATTGGCACTGAAAAAAATGTCAGTAAATCTTTTAATAAGTCCATGTTATGCCAATGCTAAGAGTTGATCACGAGCAAGATTCTTGGCCTTGCTTTCGCACATGATATCAAATTGATCTCGAAAACTCAAGGCCCACTGATTTACATCATGGTTCCAATAAAAGTCGCTGTGGGCTCGCAACTGCTGTTTTTTAAAGCCCTGAGCAAGAAGTCGATCAAGATCGGGTCGAATATTTGTGTCATGGTCGACGAGAATGTCAGCGCGACTAACTGAATAGTGAAGTACAGGACGGCTACCACGCCAAGACTCCACGACCCTAGCCACGCGAGCATCATTAGGGGCGACATACTCTCCCGTTTTGACCCAATGGTGGTGTATGTCCAATACGAGTGCGCAATGCTCAGCCACAATAAAAGTATAATCAAGCCCATATGTCATCTCATCGTTTTCAATTGTTATTAAATTCCTTGCTTCGGGCGTTAGACGACCTAGGCTATGGAGAAATTTTGCTGGACCACCGCGGCCGCTCAAATGCACATTGATCTTGAAACCATGATCATGCCATGCGCCGCCATAACCCATCCAACGTGCCATGTCTACATGATACTCAAATTCTTCAATACTGCGTTCAACAATATTGTCGTTGTCACTAGCAAGAACACAATATTGGCCAGGATGAAAAGACAAACGCACATCAAAGGCGCGAGCCACCCGTCCCACTTCAGCAAAATGTGTCTCGGCATACGCTCTAACATCAGGTTGCTGATAAAACCAGCTCCAATCAGGCTGAGTATACATGGGAAGAATATCACTACCAATACGAACCATGCGGCGTTCGAGATCATATAATCCAACCCTTTCTACCAAGCGTTTGGTTGCTGCAATGTTGTGTTCTATCAGTTCCCAGAGTTTGGCCACTGCCACGTCTTTAGTCTGACGATTGAGCCAGGCCACAGTGGTTGAACGAGTGTTATGATCAGTGGCTGCAGGGCGCTTGCCAGCAACTTCATCCTCGTGAGTGAGCCACTTGCAGGCAAACCCAATTCTGTGTATGGCTTCATTCATGATTGTAGTATACACTTTCTTTCAAATAAGGTCGAAGTTTTTGATGCCAATGATCTTCCGTGATGCCACAGTCTTGATAACCCTGCACAATGCCCTGAACATAGTTCACACTTGGATCACCCACAGCAGGTGTGGTCATCTCGTAAAAGAAAAAATGTTGATTATCTTGACGCCATCTGCGGCGTGTGTAGTAGATTGGATAGCCTTCGTATCGATCTAGGGCATAGAAATCAATCAGGTCCACTTGCCAAAGAGCCCCCGGAACCACTGCGCCACGTTTGGGCACAATTGTAGCGTGAGCTCCAAAGTGCAATTGCCAGCCTTTGAGATCCATGCGCTGAACAAAACGTGCATTAGGGCAACGTCTGCTCATTTGATCGTGATTTAGGTTACTGCCGTAGGCAAAGTATAAAGGGGGATAGTCTAGTGTTCGCGATGAATGTCTAGAGTGGTGCAATGAAAGCCACCGCCCAAAGTCCGACTGTGAGTTAGAGGTAGAGCTATGCATTCGATGCCGCGACTTTCCAGCACCGAGATCAATGGTTTCTGAATTTCGTCCACGACCACCAGTCCGGGACGGATTACCAATATATTCATTCCTATCCATTTGCTTGCATAAGGGTACTGATAAAAGTCCCGCTCCACAATTTCGTTGATGTAAATTCTATCCCAGCGTTTCAAACACTGGGGCACGTTTTCTTCATTGACTCTACTGCCATTTAACAGCACCAAGCCCTCTTGCAAGGGTGCTATGGTACTGTCAATGTGTACACCTGCATAGAAGTTTACCAGCTCGATGTTTTTGTTGGGAAATTGATTACAAAGCCAATCATAAGCGGCATGATTACCACTTTGACTTTCTAAATACAACCAATTGTCACCTAATCTGCACACATTTGCTGCATCCAGAATCATGTTTTGATCTCGTGGCATGTGCAGCACACGATCTGCAGATTCCAGTATGAAACCCATCTCTTCGATCTCGATATCTCTACAAGGATAAAGCATGGCTGGATCAACCACGGTGCTGTCACCTATGAGCAGTCTATCGCGCGGGCAATAGTTGTACATGCCCCCTCGACCAGGAAAATCAATTGGGTCTGGTCTCCAAACTTCAATACCTAGATTATATAACACAGTGCTTAATTGGTCAAGCTCTGCATTGGCCAAATCCACGATATCCTGCGGAACCGGCCCGCTGGGCACTGGAGTTTTGGTCCATTTGGTCCGAGTTGATTCCAAGGCAAAAACCGGATCGGTGCTGGGCCAATTGGCATTGGTAGCTGATCCAACCATGATGGTGCGTAACGGATCCCATTCATTGTGACTGTAAACTTTGATTTTCATGTTCCGGTTATCTGTAGTGTGTAACGATTGGTTTTACCCATGTTGGCCGCCAAATGTGGAAATTGATCACTCCATATTACCCAATCTCCTGCACGCCATTTTATCACAGGTTCACCGTTCATTTCTAGATAGTGACCACTATCCCAATCCTGAAGAAACACTATGGCTCTCATTATGGTGGTGTGTTCTTTTATCCGGTAAACCTTTTTAAAACGACTGTAGGTATCAGTGTGTTCAGGTAACACAGTACCAGGTCCCATTCTATAAATTGACCAACTGAAATTGCTCAAGGGAAATACTTTTCTAAACGGATTTATCCACACAGGCTCGGGGCTGCGCATGTCATACATGTCACCAGTGAATTTGGTTTGGGTATAACCTAATTTGGTCCACTCGTTTAAGGCCACTTGATCGTTGAATGGTTCGTTCACATATGGCAACGCAAGATTTTCCAAAGACCACCAGGGATCAACATGACCCCTGGCCCAGGAATTAATGTGTGCGTGTATTTCCATAATGAATCACATTATGACTACTGGAAACACCTAGCTTACGCCAGGGATCTACAATTACACTTCCAGCAGGAATGTCACAGTAGGGTTCGGTGTCAAGTTGATCCCCAGTGTATTCATAAGTGATCTTGCGATTGTGCGCCCAAAGTACCACGTGTGGTTGATTGCCTAGATCATGTACCACGTCGGTTTGGTCATCAGCCAATGGATCAATGTACTTTACTTTGTATCCCAGTTCTTGCACATAATGTCCTACCAATGTTGAGTAACTGCCAATACAGTATGGCACATCTGGTTTGTAGGCTTTGCCATGAATGGCAATTGGCATGTCATTGCCGTTGAGTGCACCATAAGATTGTTTCACTAGAAATTCAGCAAGATTACGTGCTTGTATTTCACGAGCATGCATAATGGTGTCAA